CTAGCAAAATCGCCATTCAAAGGCGTTTTTTGCCATTCATAGGGCTCAAGCCATCCAACAACTGGCGGCTGTGCATTACCTGGATCGTTTGTCATAAGAAAGAGGCTTAGTGGGCCTGCCAGAAAAACTAGACGCCCCTGCCCTGGAACGTCAAGCCTCCCAGCGCGAGACTCATGAGTCTCGGCTTATTGCTATTGCGACTCATTCTCAATAAGCAAGCGCAAGGAAGGGTAGCCAGCCAAGCTAGGCTGACCACCCCCTTGGTAGTGTGTTTGTACTAGCGGCCTGGCGTTACATTTTGCGGGCTTTCGCTTCTGCTGCGATGTAAGCGCTGGCAAACTTAGCTATGGCTTCTGGGTCGCCCTGTTCCTCTGCCGCTTGCAGGAGATCAAAGAGAGAATCCAGCGCTTGTGTAACGCGGGAAGGTTTGACCGGTTCCGGTAGCTCTTCCTTAATCCAGCGGTAGGCCGTGGCACGTGGTACGTCATCAGCTATCAGCGCCGAGGCTATCTGTTGGCGCGTCTGCCCGTCTGCTGATAATTCCGCGATAATCGCGGCGGCATGTTCCCTATCCATTGTGTGGAGAGTAAGGGGAAGGCAGACACTAGGCGAGCACAATAGAAAGCGCAAGAGATGCAGTGAGATTGATGCGAGAATCTCACCTAATCCCACGGGCTAACGGCTGAAACCGCTTGCTATGGCTGGAACGTGGTGAGATTACGGCAAAAGGTGAGAATCTCAGGGTTGACGGCTGTGGCGTTATGGGTTCTAATGGTGGTGAGCCACACCTAAAGGCCATGATTGACCTCGATTTAGAACGTTCTCAGTCTGAACCGCTTCCAGTGGATCCCACTATTTGGAAGACTGGCAAGCTCACTGAAGAAGGGAAACCTATTTTTCGCTTCTCTCGTTTTTTGCGTAACGGTAAGAAGCGCCTCAGGCACCCCGAAACCCAGAAGCCGTTGCTGATGAACGGCGACATTGTCGGCGCTTGCCTTCGGTGGAACGATGAATGGGTGCCAATCCCCAGCATTGCAGCATTCCAAGAGTGGACAATGGACAGCGTCTGCCCCACGCCTGATGGTGACATTGTGGAACCCGATGCACCTAATTCTTGGCTGTCTCTTGTGGGGCTGGTTTGATGTTTCCCACCTTTATCAGCCGCCCGGTTCTTAATCCTGCTGATGCCACGGATCAGCAAATCAAGGATGCACTGAACCGGCTTCCGGTTGCTTGGAACGTAACCACTAAGACGATTCCGGCAACCGACACTACCGGAACGGCGATCCTGGCCACTTTATCTTGGCCTGATGCTTCCCGTTTATCGGGTTACAACTATGGGATGGAAGGGAAAGGTAACCACCTAGCAGCTGCTCTGGCATTGCTAGCTGAACACGGTTCAGACCCGGTTGCCTTGCTTGACGCCGAGACCACTGAAGAAGGCTATCGGTTCACATTTGGGCCTGATGGGCTTGACTGAACTGCTACACTACAAAACGAGACCACACCTAGAGGCTCATGATCACCCGTTACAAGCTCACTCCCCGGTCAAGCAACCGGAAGACTGGACCCATTGCGACCACAATGTCATCCCGTGGCACGTGTTCTCCCACCTGCCCGTACGCCAATGGTGGTGGCTGTTATGCGGACGGCTTTCCGCTTCGGTTGCATTGGGACAGGCTGACCCGTGGCGAAACCGGCGGTGATTGGCTGGATTTGTTGCATGCTCTCCGGCGTGCTGCCCTACCTGCTGGATCGTTGCTACGGCACAATGTCGCCGGTGATCTGCCGCATGATGACGGCAAGATTAACCGCGAGCAAACACGGAACCTAGCTGAGATGTTTGCTGGTTTCAAGCTCCAAGCGTTTACTTACAGCCACCACAAACAAACAAGCGGCAATCTTGCCGTTGTGCGCGATACGATCGCGGCTGGGTTGTTTGTTAACCTTAGTTGCGACACAGAATCTCAAGCAAGCAAGCGGCATCAGGAAGGGTTCCCCGTTGTTTGTGTGGTTCCTGCTGACGACAGTAGGAAAGCATGGAGCGATGAACACGGAATTCGCTTTAAGGTCTGCCCGGCACAACTAGCCGATGGCGTTACCTGCCAGACGTGCAAGGCTTGCGCTGGGGCGAGAGATTACGTGGTGGCCTTCCGTGCTCATGGGAGCCGGAAGCGTAAGGTCGGCGAGAGACTGCGCGACGCTATTGTGACTGAATGTTAAGTTTGCGCTGGGTGGTCTCGATTGGCTGCCCGATGCTGTAGTGTAGTTCAAGAGAACGGACCCCCACCTTTAGACCGTCTCACCTAATCCAATGATCACCACTACTACTACTGCCTGCCTGTTAGCGCTGCTGCTCTTCCCACTCTTGTTGCTCCTGTGGATTACAGAATCTAAAGGCCAACGAATTCGTCGCTGGCGCCGCTCCGGCATCACGTGGCGCGTCTGTGCTGACCGCTTGGGCGTCTCTCCTTCCACTGCCAGAAGGTGGGCGATTGCCTGACACACTTCGCAACATTGGACCGCATTACGGTCCTTTGTTTGCTACAGTAGACGAGTCGTTAAGGGACACTATCCCATGGCATCCTGCATCACTTTCCACACCTACCCTGATCTTCTGTTTGACGGTGGTCGCTTAGCTGCCACGTGCTGGAGCGATCACCCTACGGTCTCCACTCTTGACCAAGTTGTTCACGCAACGCTTGCCGTTGATTCTGAGGCTGTCGTGCTCCGTGCTAGTGGCACCGATGGCACAGCTACAGGGTTGATGCCTGGCGGTCTCGGCTGAAGGCCTGGCGGTCTCGGTTGATGCCCGGCGGTCTCGGTTGAAGACCGCCTTCCCACATCCTGAGCCCGTTCAACAAAAATTATCAATTCCACCGCTTCCATCAGTCTTTCTAATCAATCCGACCATGCGATTTCTTTACGTTTCCACCCTTGCTCTCGCCGGTACTGTCGCGGCTGCTGCTGCCGTTGCCCTTGGGACGTCCGCTGCTGCCCTTCCACACCGTCAAGCGGCAGAGACTCATGCTGTCCCCTTACTTGCTACGGCTGCCCTGTCTGCGACGCTTCTAGGCTGTGCTGCTGGCGCTGTCACCGATCGCCGCTCTTGAGAATCGCTCGCAACAACTCTTGATAACGGTTCTCACTGAGAATGAGAACCGTTCTCATGGGGGGTGGTGTTGAGAATCGCTCGCAATAGGTCAAACCTCAGGGAACCTCCATAAATACGGGCCATTTCCTATTACAGTAGCACAGGAGGGGGTAGGGGTCAAGTTTCTTACTGTGCTACACCCCCTACCCCTAAAAAATACGCACCACAGGCAAAAACGCAACAAAAATGTTACGATCAGACTAAAAATTTGCTTGGAACGATGCCAGAAGAGGAAAAGTACGAAATCGAATACGGTCAAGGAATCACCGACGACCAGTATTGCGACCCAAAAACTATCGGTAAGAAAAAGCGCCCTTTCGGCCTTCGCAATAGCGAAGCACTAATCGAATATCGCGTCCAACGCCTCTACAAACGCCAACTCGAAGGCCATACCTGCCGCCAACTCGTCCTCGACCACGCCGAAAAAGAACAAATCGCTCTAGCCACTGCCTGGCGCGACTGGAAAAAAGTCCAAGCCCTCAACAACGAGGACTTCAAGCTGGAACGCGAGAACATGGCGGGCCGCATTTTCTCAATGCGAAACAAACTGTTCAACGCCGCAATGAAGCGAGGCCAAACACAAGCCGCCGCACAAATCCTCGACTCCCTCGCCAAGATGGTCGGCTGCGACCAAGCCGAAGAAAAAGGCAACAGCGTCCCCGACATCAACATCAAAATCGAGCGCGAGTAATAGGCTAGTAACACAAAACCCACCACCTGCGTGGCCAAATCCCTCGACCTATCCCTCCGCCCCGCCCAGGGCGAAGTATTTAGCGCCACCAACCGATTCCGCGTCCTCGTCGCAGGCCGCCGCTTCGGCAAATCCTATCTCGCCTGCATCGAACTCCTCAAAGCAGCCCTGGAACGCCCCGGCGAAACCTACTTTTACTGCGCCCCCACCTACCGCATGGCGAAAGACATCGCCTGGAAAACCCTCAAAAAAATCATCCCCAACTCCCTGGTACGTACCAAAAACGAAACCGAACTCCGCATGGAGTTAATCAACGACTCCACGATCGAACTAAAAGGCACCGAAAACGCCTCTGCCCTACGAGGCCGTTCCCTTTCGGGCGTAGTCCTCGACGAAGCCGCCTTCATGGAAGCCGAGGTCTGGTTCGAAGTCCTCCGCCCCGCCCTAGCGGACAAACAGGGCTGGGCATTATTCATCTCCACCCCCGAGGGCACCGCCTCCTGGTTTTACGACCTCTGGTGCTACGTCGACGAAGACACCACCGGCGACTGGAAGCGCTGGTGCTTTACCACAATCCAAGGCGGCAACGTCCCCACCGAAGAAGTAGAAGCCGCCCGCGCCCAACTCGACCCCCGCACCTTCCGCCAAGAATTCGAAGCCAGCTTCGAGAACCTGTCCGGCCTAGTAGCCATAAGTTTTTCTGATGCAAACATCGACAAAGATATACGCGACTTACCAATCCTCCCTTTACTCCTCGGCGTTGACTTCAACGTGGACCCAATGAGCGGCATCTGCGCCGTCAAAAAAGGCAACGAACTCTGGGTATTCGACGAAATCATCATGACCGGCGGCGCCACCACCTGGGACTTCACCGAAGAAGTCATCAACCGCTACGGCCTGGAGCGCCGCATTGTCGCCTGCCCCGACCCCACCGGCGGCGCCCGCAAAACCGCCGGAATCGGCGCCACCGACCACAGCATCCTCCGCAAATCCGGCTTCAGCGTCTCAAGCCCCCGCAACCCCTGGAAAATCCGCGACAAGATCACCGCCGTCAACACCGCCCTCTACGACGCCAACGGAATCCGCCGCTGCAAAATCCACCCCCGCTGCCGCGAACTCATCAAATCCCTCCGCACCCTCACCTACACCCCTGGAACGTCCCTACCCAACAAAAACCTGGGTGTCGACCACGCATTCGACGCCTTCGGTTACCTATGCCTCCAAACCTTTAACCTCGCCAAACCAGAAAACATCGGCAAAACCAACTATCGTGTCTACTAACTGGAACGACCAACATGCCAGGCCACTACGACAAAGACAAAAAATCCAACAGCGGCAAAAGTAACGCCCAAAAACGCTGCGAGGGTTACATGCGCAAAGTAAAAGGCAGCAGCAAAACTAAAAAGTCCAGCAAAAAGTAGAATCAACCTAGTTAGCGTCGAAGCCATGCCTAAAAAACGCGGACTTTACGCCAATATCCACGCCAAACGTAAGCGCATCAAAGAGGGCAGCGGCGAATCCATGCGCAAGCCCGGATCAAAAGGCGCCCCAACCGCTGGAGCGTTCAAAAAATCCGCTTCAACAGCCAAAAAGCGCAAACCCAAGAAGTAATGGGAACCCGTATCGTCCAAGGTTTCTGCACCCACCTCGAAGTAGAAGCCGATACCCGCACCACCGAAGCCTCTTTTGTCTTCCCCACACCCCAAGACCCTATAAAATTTGGTGCGTTAATGACCCGACTGGCATCAGGGATAGAAGTCTTAATTGATTCGGACGACGACGATGATGATTGAGCATCGCGACAAAATTTACTAGCTAGAATGTCAATAGATTGTTCCATTGCGGCTTGAGCGATGCCTACAACCGCACGCACACATAGCGGTTTAATCCAGAACCCCGACGGCACATATTCAACCTCAGTCGTCCAAGGCCTCGAAGTACCCGGCCACGACTACATCGAATTCGACCCTGCAGCCACCCCAGCCACCGGCAGCCAAGACGTCATTTTCAAACTCGGCGGTGCCTCTGGAACGACCGTCGCCACACTTACACTTACATACAGCAGCGGAAACCTGGTCAGCGTTGCTAAGAGCTAACCATGGCATACAAGTTCAACCCTTTTACCGGCAATCTTGACCTTGATCAAGTCGCCAACTATACCGCTCTAAATCTTCTCGGCACTGTTGCGAATCAAGCGGCATTGCCTGGTGGCGCAACGACTGGTGACGTTTATCAGGCAGAAGATACAGGGATCTTCTACGTGTGGGATGGTGCTGCCTGGGATAGCATCGGCACCCTTGCTGGCCCAACGGGTCCTACAGGCGCAACAGGCGCAACAGGCGCAGACGGTGCTGACGGTGCTGACGGTGCCGACGGTGCTGACGGTCAAACCATCCTCAACGGTACGGTCGACCCTACAGACAATGTGACTGGTACTGATGGTGACTTTTATATCAACACTACAAGTAATGAGATTTTTGGCCCACGCACTGCTGGTGCTTGGGGCTCAGGAACTTCACTTGTCGGACCTGCTGGTGGTGGTGCAACCACACTTGGTGGTCTTACTGATGTAGACCTTACGACAAGTCCACCAACTAATGGTGAAGCACTTGTTTACGACAGTGTTAATAGTGAATGGGTGCCTGGTTCTGCTGGTGCAACAGCTGCTGGTGCTGCAAACCAAATTCAATATAATGATGG